TGGATGATTTTTCCAAATTCTCCACTGAAAATCAGGCCAATTAACCCAACCTTTATCATTCACATTCCATCTCCATTTTCTAGAATATTCTTCTGTTAACCCATAAACTGTATTTACTCTTGGAACTCTAATTACTTCATTTTTGGGATTACTTAAAATTATTTCAGGAAGAAATGAAATTAAGTCTATATGAGGTATTTCATCAGCATCAATTTGGAATATCCAATCACCATTACACAAATCTGTAAGTTTGTTTTTCCAATTAGCGAAGTGTCCATTAAACTCTCCTTTATGCCAACTGAATTCCCCATTGATTGATTTTGCTCTTAGGAATTGTTCTATTGATTTAGAACCATTTTTCGAATCGTATAGGACTACGATTTCATCTTCATGTCTTTTATGTTCTAAAAGAAATGGTATGAGTTTTTGTATTTCTACAAACTCATTACAAACTGTAATTGCATAACTTATTTTCATTGAATTTATTTTTCTTCTCCAAAAATTCCTATGTAATCTAAAGCCTCTACAAAATCCTTATGTGGAAATCTTTTTTCAGTTGTCATATCCATTCTCCATTCATAAAATTCACCCTTTTTATTAGGGATGGGGTATTTTTCTTTATCTTCTTCTTTTATTTTAATAGCTTTTACGGCAGCCCACTCATAATTATCTTGAGAAGGTGTTTCATTTACTATACCATGTTCTTTAGCTACTGATGCGAATACCATTCCAGTTTGTGGTAGGTTTACAGTTTGGGGCATCCAAATTAATCCTTCATCGTCTTCACCTAGTAAAGCTTTATATAATTCAGGAAGTATTTCCATCTGTTCTTCAAAAAATTTCTCATCTTTTTTCATTATTGATGAGGTTTGAAAACCACAACCATAACATGAATATAATTTAATATTATTTACTTCTTGATAGTAACAAGCATCACCTTCACATCTATTACATTTAATTAATTTATCTGTTTCTACTCCCATAATTATACTTTTTTTAGTTTTTTAGGCATTTCAATTTTACCTATGTTTAAATCCATCTTTTTAGGTAATTTTGTTAAATTTTTAGAAAAAATGGTTTTTATTTGTTTTTTCATAACATCATATGAAAAATTCTTTCGTGAATGGAAACCTTGCTGTTTTGCATCTTTTAACCACTCATCATAAGCTTCCCAAACATTATTAAATGAGTATCCTATATCTGCTAATTCTGGGGCAAACCACTCTGCTTCTGGTAAAATCATATTTTTAACAACAGCTGATGGATGAACTTTATTCAACTTACCTTCTACAAAACTTACATTCTTTAAAAAATCAACATGGCCCGACCAATTTGTTGCTATTATAGGTTTATTAATCGCACTAAATTCTAATAATGGCCTCCCAAAACCTTCTCCTTTTGTTAAACTAACCATTGCCTTTATTTTTGGATGGTTGTATAATTCATTCATTTCAGGATCTGTAAAATTACCATGTAAGAGATAGATTTTAGGTAATATTTTAGCGTCAGTAATTGAATCTCTTATAATTTTAATTCTTCTAAGTATTTCTGACCTATCCATAATACTGCCATTTACTATACAGCATTTTAAAATTAAAGCTGGTGAATGTTTTTTATTTTTAAATAATTCATAAAAAGCCTTAACGGTTAATCCTATATTTTTTCTATCTTCACCCATTTCACCCTGCATCCAATGTCCTACTGATATGTAAGCAAATTTCTCTGGGATAGAATCTAGGTGATTGTATAATTCTTTATTTTTGAACTTTTTAATAGGTTTATAAACATCTAAATTTAGACCCTCAATTAATACCTCAATTGGTTTAGATAATTCTATTAAATCTTTTTCATCTCCATTTCTATAAAAAGTTGAATTTTTAAAAACATTTTTTGAATGTGTTGACGAGGTTAAAATTAAATCCATTCTATTACAACCCTCAATCCAACTTCCATCAACTATAGTAGTTTCCATACCAGCTGTTAAACCAATATTATATTTCCCTACAGGTTGAAACTCATTTGGAACAGTTATCTGGCACCAATAATCAGGTTTTGCCATTAGTTGTGGAATTAGATGTTTATTTAAAAACTCCCATTCTTTATTATCTTCTATAAAACCCTCAGCACAACTTCCCCACCTTTGAGGTAATATTTGTACTTCATATTCGTCCAACTCTATTAATGCTTTTACAAAATCTCTAGATCTTGCTCCATAACCACTATAAGTATCTATTGGACAACTAATTACAAATGTATTTTTCATATTAATATATTAATTTGTGATTTAAAACTTTTTTATTACTATCAGTGTCGCTAGAAAATGTAAATTTAGATTTTGGTTTAAAGTTTTTTAATGTTTCTTCAAAACCCTCTGTTATTCTTTCAGCCATAATTTCAGATGTAAATCCAGCCTCTTTACTTAAAGCCCATTTTCTTCCTTTTTCACCAATTGATTTTCTTTTTTTATCTCCCATTTTATACAACTTCATTATTTGCTCAGCAGCATCTTCAAATGAACATCTGTCATCATAAATGTATGGTGTTTTTGGAGATCCTACTAATGATAGATTAGTTGGAAAGACTGGTAGAGCCCATTCACCACATTTTGTGTATGTTTTTCTATGGTTTGATGGGACATCTGGGTTTGGAGTATACCACTTACCACTTTCATCTACGAATCTCATTTGATCTTGCATACCACCTGTTACGTTTGCTATAAATGGAGTACCAGTTAATAGTGCTTCTGTCAATGATAACCCCCATCCTTCTGCAGATGATAATAATATAACACCATCAGCATTATTATATAATAAATTCATTTGATCTGTTGTAAATTTTTGGTGAGACATTACAATATTATGATCATTTTCTGGGAATAAAAAGTTAATTACTGCTGGTAAATCCGTTCCATTTTGGTCAATTGGTTGGGTGTGCATTACCATTTGACATTGATTTCTTTCTTCTGTAGTAAGATTATCTAAAAATAACTTCCAAGCCATTATAGTATCAGGAATACATTTTCTTCTAATATTTCTAGAATTAAATAATAATGAAAATTTAATATCCTTATCTTTTTGAAGATGTGTTGATAATTCTTTTAATTTAGGATCGGTAGATTTTAAAGGAAAAAAGTTTTTTTCATTTAATCCATGAGGGATAAATTTCATTACTTTGTTTTTAGATAATTCACCTAAAACCATTTCATTAATATTTTTTGTTTGTTTAGAAATACCAAACAAAGCATCACATGAATCATAAAATTCTCTATTATACATGGGAGCTGGTAAGTCATCCCAAATATTTAAATATGTAATAGGAATTTGACTTCTAATTTCATTTTCTATTTGAAATAACCATTCAAAATAACGTGGATCTGTAATTAATAAGATAATATCTGGTTTTTCTCTTTTGATAATCATTCTTACTAATTTTTCATCTCCATAACCATCACAAGGATATAGTAAAACTGATGAATCATTTAAATCCATTCGTTTATTTATAGATTCACTTAAATCTTGTATTTTTCCTTTTTCAGGATGTTGAATTGCCCCAGCTATTTGAACCCAATTATATCTATGAGCTGTATGTTCTACTGTTTCCCTTCCTATTTGAGCTACTCCTGAATGGACTCTAATATCATCTGTTAAAAGTAGAATTTTTTTTCTATCTTCTTTTTTAATGTAACCTTCTCTCATTTATAAAACTTTTTTGTTATTTTTTGTTATTTTTCTAAATTTACCTGTGAGTTAATTTTTTTCCTAAAATCTTCGTCTGTTAAGTATAAAAATAAAGATCTATCTGCTAATTTTTGAAAACTAAATTTTCTTTTTACACATTCGATTTTAAAATCATCAAATAAATTACTTTTTACTTTTACACTAGTTAGTGTCATTTCTTTTTGTGCCATAATATTTGTTTTTATTGTTATATTTGTCTATACATATATGCAGATTATAAAGATTTACCAACTGCATTACATAATTCCTTTTTTGTTTTATAAGGACAAAAATTACAATTCCATCTACTTGGATTTGCCTCAAATATAGTATCTTTATATGACCCATCCAAGTTAAATGCTCTATTTATAAATTCATCTAAATTTCTAGTAGCTTTATTAACTTTATTTTTTCCAGAAGCTGGGGTGAATGTTTGGATTCTCTTTTGAGGATATTCACCATCTAAATATACTTTACGTCTAACAATAAAAAATTCAATGTCAATGTTTTCAATTGGTATGTTATATTGCTTACTGAAGAAATATTTGTAAAGTACTAGTTGAAATTGTTTAGACTCATCTTTTTTAGCATACGAACCCCACCCTTTAGTTGATGTTTTTATATCGATTATCTTAAATGTATTTGTTGGTTCATGGTACATTACGATATCTAAGTAACCCATGTATTTTACGCGGTTAAGGCGCATATTAGGCGCGATAACTAGTGGTATTTCACAACCTACTAAATACCATCCTTTTTTATTAAAATGTCCACCTTTATTTTTTTTAAAATTATCTAAAATAGATTTACCATCTTCAAAAAACTCTCTTAATTCTTCTGGTGAGCTAAAATGTTTACCTTTATTTTTTTTATAATCATTAGCATAACATTCTCTTAAGGTATCTTCAAACAACTCTTCAATATCAATTCTATCAGCTTCAGCTCCACTTGTTTCATACATTACATCTAAATAATGTTGTAAAACTTCATGTAAAGCTGTTCCAAAAGTCATATGAATGCTTTGTTCGCTGATTTTATGACCATCTCTATATTGAAGGGCCCATTTTTTAGGACACTGAGTGAACATTGATAGTTGAGAATAAGAAATATTTTTTTCAACTGCAAAATTTAGGGGAGTTGGAGGATTTTCTCTTATTTCCCTTACTATAATTGGTAATTTTTTCTTTCCCAAAATTATTTTTTCCATTTGTTACGTCCCACTAACATACCAATTATCCCATAATTAGCAATATCAATAAACGTATCTTCCATTCCTTCACCTTTAACAAAACTTCTACCATTAGTAAGTAAATTTCTTAATCTTGATATTTTATCAGTTAGTCTAATTGCAAGACCTGTTAATGAAAACTTTTTATCATTTGCATTAGTCAAATCCCCACCTAACGAAATATTTTGTAATCCATAATCCATATGCTTAGCAGCAAACATTTTATACATTTCTTTTTGTATTTGTTTAAATTCCTTTGATAATTCTGGATATTCATGTTCGAATATTTCTACAGGTGTTGAATTTAAATCAGGTGTTGTATTTTGAGTTTTATAATCTATTATCTCTTCACTACTCATTTCTTCGTATTTTTTAATTATATCACTCATTAATTACTTCTTTTGATTGTGAAAAATATTTATCTAATGTAGCTAATCTATCATCAGCATCTACTAACATTATAAGCGCTTCTTCAGCATTTTTATAAAAATCTCCAGTAGAATGGTCACCAATACCTGCTGCATGTTTAGTTAATAATTCTAAACTGAGTAATGCTTTATTTTTATCAGCTTCAGCTGATGATTTTAACATATTATATACTTGTAATATCATATTGTTTTTATAAGTTTTTTAATTTCTTTTTTTTCTAGTCCTATAGAATTAAGTATATCAATTATATTATCTTTCCCTAATATGGGAATATACGAATTTGATTCATGAATTCCTAATTCAAAATAATGAGCTATTATTTTAGATAGCTCTTTAGTATCTTTTTTATTTTGGTTTTTTATATATTTGTTCCAAATTTTTTTATTTGGAAGAGTTTCTTTATAAAAGTTATAAATTCCTTTTTTATCAGTTGGGTGAAATCTTTGTGCTACATTAACCACATCAATATATGATTTATTCATAGATAAAAATCTATGGACCATATAAGAATTCCAACCATCCCAATCTTCTTGAGAAAATTGAGTGGTTGGGCTTTTTTTAACAGTAACTTCGTTTAACCAGTTAAATACAGTCATTCTTAAATTCTTCTTTTAAGTCTGGGTGGAGTGTTGATTCTACTATTTTTCCTGTCTTTGGTTCATAAAATACAGGAATAGGCATTATAGCATCTTCATTACCTCCAGATATAAATTTAGAGACTTTTCTAAGAATATATCCTTGTTGAAAAATTTTATTTCCATTTTCATCTTCAAATCCAGTAGTACTTTTTAGATCTATTTGGGGTTGTTGTACTTGTTCGCTCATTTTGTTTTTTTTATTAATTGTTTATTTATTATTATTATTTTTATAGTTTAATAAGTTGACTTATTAATGCCATACAGTTTATTTCTTTATCAATTCTAAAATTGGACTGATATGTGTATTCATTTATATAATAGGCTACTGTACCTTCTTTACCTAAAGCAAATATATGGGCATGATCATAAAGATATCTATATAATTCTTCAAAATCTTGAACATTTGCATCCGCAATTATTTGTCTAATATCATTAAATCTTGGTTTATCATCAGATAATTCCTTTAATACTTTTCTCATATAACTTGATGATACTAATGTTGTTGTGTCTAAATTTAATGTATTATCTGTTGTAGATACCTGTATAGTATTAAGCATTTTACGAACATCAGGATAATTATTGTTAACTACAATTGCTAAATCATCTACGCGTACTTTAATTTCTTCTTTATCAGTAACTTTCTTTAAATGTTTAACAACATCTAATTTACTAGGGGGTATAACTTTTAATGTTTGACATCTTGATTGTAAAGGATCTATAATACGTTCAATAAAATTACAAGTTAAAATAAAACGTGTAGTTCTAGAGAAAGTTTCAATTATATTTCTTAAAGATGCTTGTGCTTGAATTGTAAGAAAATCAGCTTCATCTAAAATAATTACTTTAAGGGGTTTAAAAGACATTGTACTTGCAAATCCTGATACTTTATCTCTAATTGTTTCAATCCCCCGCTCATCACTAGCATTTATGTAAAGATAGTCACAATCAATATTTTTAACAATAAGTTTAGCTAATGTTGTTTTTCCTGTTCCTGCTGGGCCATAAAATATTAAATTTTGAATATCATTTTGTTCAATATAATTTGATATTGATTTTTTAATACTTTCATTTCCAACATAGTTTTTTAATGTAGTGGGTCTATACTTTTCAACCCATAGTGAATGTTTTTTACTCATAACTTTTATTTTATATAATATACGAAAATATAATTAAACTACCAACTTTAAATACCTTGTCTGAACTCTCCATATAAAGAAAATAGTTTTTCTTCTTGAGGCTGTACTTGTTCTTCAGTTGTTTGTATAGCATACAACTTACTGCTTAAAGGATCTAATCTATATTCTCCTTTAAAACCTGTTTTGTTTAAATATGCTTCTAAAACATCTGTTAAAGTAGGCCATACTTGTTTTTTAACATCACCAACAAGTTGCCACCTGTCTCCAGGTGGTACTCTTGTTGCTATTAATTCATTATGTTCGTTTATTACTGTTTCCATTTTACATTCCCATCATTTGTGATGGATCTATTTGTTGTTGTTTCTCTTCTTCTTTGGGTTCATTTACTACTATACATTCTGTTAATAATACAGTACCTGCTACGGCTGCTGCATTTTCAATAGCAACCCTTGTTACTTTTGTAGGGTCAATAATACCAGCTTTTTTCATATCAACAACTTTATCAGTTTTAATATTATATCCAGTCCATGTATTATCCCCACTTTCAACTAGTTGGTACTTACCTAACATTTGAGCCTCTACGGATTCATAACCAGCATTTATAAGTATTTGTTCAAAAGGTTTACCACAAGCTTTATAAACAATTCCAGCTCCAATATTATCATTAATAATAGAATTTCTAGCATACAGTAATGCTGTTCCTCCACCTGGTACTATTCCTTCTTCAATTGCTGCTTTAGTGGCATTTAAAGCATCATCAACTCTATCTTTTTTCTCATTCATTTCAGTTTCTGTAAAACCCCCAACATGAATTATTGAAATACCTCCACATAATCTAGCTAATCTATTTTGTAATTGTTCTTTTTCAAAATCACTTTCAGCACTATCAATCTGGTTAGTTAAATTGTCAACTCTGCTGTTAACAGCTTCTTCATTTCCCTTTCCATCAATAATAGTAGTTTTATCTTTAGTAATAGTTACTGTTCGAGCTTCTCCAAACCAACTGTGTTGGAATTTATCCCATTTATGTCCCTTTTCTTTAGAAAAAACCGTTCCACCTGTTAATGTAGCTATATCTTCTAAAATTAATTTTCTCCTATCACCAAAATCTGGGGCTTTTACAGCACAAGTTTTGATAGTACCTCTTCCTTTATTTACTATTAAAGTAGCTAATGCTTCATTATCAATATCTTCTGCAATAATTAGTAAAGATTTGTTTTGAGATGCTACACTTTCTAAAATTGGAAGTAATGCTTTAACTGTTGTTAATTTTTCATCTACAATAAGAATTTGAACATCTTCTAAAATAGAAGTCATAGTATTGTTATTAGTAACAAAATAATGAGATTTATAACCTCTTTCAAATTGCATACCTTCAACTGTTTCAAGATATGTTTCTCCTGATTTGCTTTCTTCAATATGTACTACTCCTTCATGTCCTACTTTATCAATTGCTGTAGCAATTAATTTTCCTACTTCAGGGTCGTTATTTGCTGATATAGTTGCAACTTGTTCTAATTGTCCTTCTTCAGATATATCTTCAGAAATATTTTTTCTTAATGATGTGATAACATCTTTTACTGCTTTATCAATTCCTCTTTTAATATCTACAGCATTAGCCCCATTTGTTAAATGTTGTAATCCTTCTCTAATCATTTCTCTAGCAAGTAAAGTTGAGGTAGTAGTTCCATCACCAGCTTTATCTGCTGTTTTAATAGAAGCTTCTCTAACTAAATTCACTCCTAAATTTTCTACAGGATCTTTTAATGATATATGTCTTGCAACTGTTACACCATCCTTAGTAGATTGAACCTGTTGATGGTCTTTTTCAATTACCACATTTCTGCCATTAGGTCCTAATGTTGATACTACGGCATCAGCTAACGTATCAATTCCTTTTATTAATTTTTTTCTCCCTTCAGGGCCAAATTCTATAATTTTACTCATGGTTTTTATTTTCTAATTTATTTAATTCTTCTTCACTTATTAAGTGTTCTTTATTTAAAGGTTCTGTTTTAGATAAAACATCCTTAACATTAACTTCTCTTTTTACTCTAGCTAATACTTGATTTTCAGGTCCGATATAAAACTCCTCCCCTTCATGTTCTAATTTAGTAAAACCTTGAGTAGGTAGTACAACAATATCACCTACTTCAATTACAGCTGGGATAAAATGCCCCATATGTGTATTTGAACCTGGTCCTACTGCTACTACTTCACCATGCTCGTTTTTATCTTTACCAATATCTGGTACAACAATTGATCCATACGTCTCCTCTTCTACTTCTAGAGGTTTTACAATAACTGCGTTAAATAATGCTTCTAAATTCATAATCCTTTATAATTTTGTAGTTCTTTTAATTCAACCATTAATAATTCCCACTTTTCAATATATTCTTTTATACTATTATATTGAGTTTGTGAGTTGTTTAGTTTAAGTTTAGCAACGCATTGAAGAGCCGATCCGAAATTAGAAAAATGTGCCTGTGGTTTTTCATAATCTTTACCTTCACTACCTTCTTCCAAATATTTTGCTTGAGGTGTTACAATTTCATATACTGTATAACAGTATGTGTCTTTTCCTATATAATAGGGATCCATTTTTGGATCTTTGATTTTTGTAGTCATATAACTTTTTTTATTTACGTTAATATACGAAAAATATATTAATAATCCAACCTAAAGGGCGAACTTAGGTTAAGACTTTAATTAATTTTTATAACTTTTGATGCTGCTTCTTTTGCAAATGGTACTGTTACTATTAACAAACCATCATTAAAATTAGCTGTTGCTTTATTTGGTGTAAATTTAGTTCCTAATTTATAAGCTAAATTAAAAGAACGTTTTGCAATCCCTCTATGAATATAACTTCTTTCGGGGTCGGGGGTTTTGTCCTTATCATAAGAAAAGGTGATCATATCTCCTTCTAATTTAACTTCAATGGCTTCTTTAGGAATGCCAGTGCAAGCTAACTCAAAAGTTAGACCTAGATCATCTTCAAAAATGTTAATTGGATATTGTTGTTTGGCTTCTCCAGCCGGTGTAAATGTTGCTCCTGATTCAAACAGGTTGCGAAATAATAGATCATACGGATTGTAAAATCTCTCTAAAAAATGTGTACTCATATCACTTTGTTTTTGTGCTGTCGTTAGATCAGCGGTTAATAATAAAATAAATAACTTACGCCCTTAGGTCAGTTTATTCTCTAATACATATATTAAAAATCAGTTTCTGCTTTTCTTACCATAAAGTATTCTGAAGAAATTGTATCTGTTTTAAACTTCATTTCAATTAATCCCATACTACTAATATTTAATGTTCCTTCTTCCATATCCTTATTAGCATGAAGTATAGTTTTAAATGTATCTGAATTAAATGGTATTTTTAAATCTTGTTCTGTAATATCACCTAATATTTGATATGTAATTTTATTATTATGTCCAGATTCATCACCAAATATAAACTCACAAACATTCTCCCCATCTAAATTAGTAGTAGTTGTTATTAACATATTATCTACTTGAGATAATGCGCTTTTTGCTTTAATAAGATTTTCAATATCTTCAGTAGTTAGATTTAATTTAACTACAAATTCAGGCATATTTATCGTTCCTACTTTACCAATTAATAATGCATCAGATAAGGCATAAGTTAAATTAAAATTTAGGTCTGATATTTTTAATTTTGTGTATATTTTATTAGTTTTTTCTAACTCTAAAAGTAAGTCTCCATTACATATACTAACTAAACTATTTAATTTTTTAGTATCATAAATAGCAAGAGTACTATTTTCTAATTGAAAATCATTACAGGTTAACTTTCCTATAATGTCTTTAGTTGGTGACATAAAATCAATTTGAAGTTTATTATCTTCAACAACCCATTTTACGGCTTCATTAACATTTAAATAATATTTGTTAATTACTGATTGTAGCTTTGCTTTATTTATCATATATTGAAAAACATTTGTTGGTAGGGGTTTAAATTTAGTGTCCACCCTAAATCATTATAAAATCCCTCTAATTTATTTAATAATATGGACTCGAATATTTTCTTTCTATCTGCATATTGCTCAATGAATATACGAATTTTATCTGGTAAATCATAATCTAAAAAAGCAATAGCATCAATTTGGTAAGGGTTTGGCCTCATATATATCCATTTTACTTTACTACCTTGGGTTATATAATTATGTTCTTTATGTAAACCCCAAAATTTTAATAAATCATTATAAACTACAGTTGCTTTAACAGCTGCAGGTGCTCCTTTAGCCATAATTGAAAACATTTCTCCAGCTCTAGCTTTACGTTCTGTGTATTTATTTAATTTTTTTACGGATGTTGGGTTCCCTAACTTAGTTAAAGGTATAGTCCCATCTAGAATCTGTGTTTTAAATAATTTTAGTCTACCATCTATTTCACTTTGTTCCGCTCCTTTTAAAACATCAATTAATGCTTTTCTAAAAAAATCACCTAACACTGGAGGGAAATTTGCCTTTTTAAATTCTAGCCCTTTAACATCTAATGTTTCCTTTGTTATGCCTTCTTGTTTAGTAATCCATTGAGCATAACGCCTTGTAGCTCTAAAATAAGCTGATCTAATAACACATTCTGTTTTCATTTCTAACCTGTGTTTTCCCTTAGAGTTAAAACAATCCATAGCTAAAGAACTATAAGAATCTGTTATAATATCTTGATATTTTAAAGCAATTTCTTCTAATTTATCATCCTTTTCTTCACTAGGCATTTCATCAAATGATGGGTATAAATGTCTAAGTAAAGGTTCAGCATGGATATAAATAGAATCTGTGTCAGAATATGCTACATAATTATTATCATCAGGATCACAAATCCACCAAGGAGTATCTTCTAAATGTTTCATAATGTAATTTCTTCTCTTATAACTTTATTCATATGAGTATTTGCTGTTAGTGCAGATTCTTGTATTATACGCTGTCCACTAAGCGTTATAGCTTCAGATAATATAACATTCCCATAACGGAATGAGCCCAATGCTGTAGCGCCATATAACGAATTAAGTAGAATCTTCATAGTATATTGTTTCATATGGTAAGCAACACCTAACTCTTTATTACCTGATTTAAATGCTTTTTGCATTTTATTTTTATATAAAACCCTTTCGTCAAACCACTTTTTTAATATTGTAGAAAGTACTGATTCACGATCTGTGTTAAACATGACACCATTTGCTGAAACTGATAAATTATTTCCTTCTATCATTTTAACTATTCTACCTATACTAACTTTAGTTCTATTCCTTTTAATATTTTCAACAATAACTTCTTCTGCGTAATCTCTACACTTTAAATCATTTAATCCTAAACGATTATTTCTGTCATCAGCATCTATAATTCTACCAACCATAGTTTCTTTACCAATATTAATAGTCATTATAATTGATGGATATAGTGAAGTTAAATCTTCATCAAACACATAATTATAAATTCCTGCTTTAGGGCAAAATAAATAACCACCAGCATATCCTTTTTTAGACATTGGGTTTCTATCTTTAGCAGGTGGAATTATATCTTTACTTAATAAGTAAGCGGAAATTGCTCCATCTTGGGTTTTAGTATTAGCATATACTTCACTATAGTTATGTTTTCCTTTATGAGATAGATTTTTAACAAGTGCTAAATAATCCAATTTTTCATCTAACTTTTTTAATATTTCAACATCAACAAAGTTATATTTAATGAATTTATGTATGTCAGTTTCAAATAAAGCATCAAGATTACCCTCATATTCTATCTTATTCATACCAACATATTTCTCTCCAATAGCGTCTAACCTCATTGAAGGTTCATCTGCCCAACTAAACTTTTTATGTAAACGCATATAATCTAAAGACTCAACACCACATATTTGTATGTATTGGTCCTTAAACCAAGGTGTTTCTCTTACATATCCTATAGGAGATAAATGTTTAGCAAACTCTTCCCCTAACACATTACACATTCTATAGTATAGATATGGAACATCAAAATAATCACTATTCCACCCTACAATTATATCTGGGTCTATTTCTCTAAATAATTCTAAAAATTTTGCTAATAACTCCCCTTCTGTCTTACAAGGTATAATTTCTTTATTTTTAGCTTTAGTATGTTCTAGTTGACCCTTAGGATCAAGAATCACAATACCCCATAAGTCTACCTGTTTATCATACCAAGCAATTGATGTTACTTTTTTTGGAGCAGATTTAATATACTCTTCAGTAAGAGCATCCCCCATTTCGGTTTCAATATCAAAAAATACTTCTCTATGTGTTGTAGAGGGTTCATCATTAACACCATATTTTTCTACTAAAAACTTTTGATAAGCAGGCATATCATGAAAATGCAATTTTGAATTATCAGACCTCCAATTAGATATCTTTTTTAGAGGTTCACCATTTAACCCAGTATATTGAGCATCGGCTTCATGACATTCTATGTAAGCTTTATTATCCCATTCTACTTTAGAATAGCCACTATCTTCCCATAAATGAATTAAAAATTTATTATCTTTAAGACGTCGTGCAAATGCCTTTTTATACATTCTTTAATTCTTCTTTAGTAAAAAATTGTGATAAATTTGGTCTATAATAATTAACATTTTTCATTACTTTTTTATCACGTGTTCTATAGACAATATAATATTTACCAACCTTTTCATAGTGACACGGTTCATCTTGTTCTTTGGAACGGACTTTAACTGTCGCTTGTGCTTCTTCTTCGTTAATGCAAGCCTTTGACATATTCGAACCTTGTACTTCTTGATAGGCTGGCCATACCTTATCCTTAAGACCATGTAACATAGCACCGTTCCCAAGGGAAACATAAGTAATATCACAAAGAGCATCCAAAACTTCCACGATATCTCCTCTTTCGCAAGCTTCTTTATATTCTTCAAGTTCTTCAAGGATAAAATCGTATACAAACTGCCATTCTTTTTTTTCGGGAATTGTAGGTTCATAATTATTAGGTTTACCCATAGTGGAATTAAATTCCTCTACTTCATTTACAAATGGTACATTATTTTTATTCATAACTTTTATTTATTTAAATATTATGTCCTCCGTTATTAATCTTTAGACTGTCAAAAAATTCTTTTCTTGCTAAATTATCATTTTCTCTAAATACACCTGATGCCTTTGTTGTTACCATAGCAGCTCCTTGATGTTTTACACCTCTACAACTTACACAATTATGTCCTGCAACTATAGTAATAATAACACCTTTATTACCTTCAGTTACTTTATTTACAGCATTATGTATTGCTGATGTGAGTTGTTCTTGAATAGCACCTCTTCTACCAAACAATTCTACAATTCTATTTAATTTAGATAAACCAATTACTTGGCCATTATCTCCAGCTATATAACCAATATGAACTACACCCCCTATTGTTTGGTGGTGATGGGAACACATTGAAGTTAAAGGTATATTACGTTCTATAATAATTCCATCATAGCCATCTGAAGGAAATGATGTTATTGGAGACATTGCAGTGTATCTGCCAGCCCATAAATCGTTTACATATGCTTTAGCTACTCGACGAGGTGTTTCCATTGAATTTGGATCATTTCTCCAATCACATTTTAAAGCATCTAAAAATTGACCATATGCCTTTTCTGCTTGAATAATCATTTTATCTTTTTCAGACTGTTTTAAAGGAAAACCAGGTGCAACACCATTAGCAAAACCTTCTTGTACTACTTCTAATTCCTCGTGAATTTTTCTTCGTTTGTTTTCTGCCATTATTAATTTTTTATTTGATATAATATACGAATAATTTAGTGGAATTCCAAACTATATTTTATAGTCTTGAATAGACTTTGAGTCTTTTCTTTCCCAAGGATAAATAATCCAGTTGTTACTACTCCATTGATTAGCAAATAGGGTTGGTTCAAAAACTGATGTTTGGGGTTTATAGTGTAAAACTGCTGTTTTTAAATCAAACGGAAATGCAAATTCGTCTTGATAGGTTTTATAGAAATTTGCTAATGTAACACCACTATCACATATATCATCTATAATTAGAGTATCGGGAGTTATTGTACCTTTAGTCATTGGAATCCCTAATTTGTGTGAAACCATAACTGCTGGAATTAATCCTCCTCTTGGAAGACCCCAAATATCCTTAATATCTAAGTTCGATTGTGTAATTTTATTACATAACTTTTTTACTAAAACTTCTACATCATCCCAACTAAGGAAGGATTTATTTCCTATTTGTTTAATCATTTAAATATTTTTTTAATTTATCAATTAATACTAATACTTCATCGGGTTCCATCGTTATAGCACAACAAACGCTAACATTTTCAGCTATTTCTTCTAGCACCTCAATTGCTTCTTCTTTAGACATTATACTTCTCTTTGATCTTCAAAAGCAATAATGTGAGGTCTCCATGTCATTCTATAACCATTATCTCTAACCCAATCAAATAATACAGGATAAGATTTAAATAAAGATTCTCTTGAATCTCCTGCAGGCATAAACCAAACTTTATCTTGGGATACATCAAGTATCTTTAAACATTCCATAATTTCAGCTAAAGCATTTTCATCTTTACCATCCCAAACAGGTTTTATATGATAATCTGAGTGATAAGCAA